CAAATATTCGGAGTATTCGGGGTATTTTTAATTATTTAGATATCAGTACCTTGAACTGTACTATACTCTAGTCCATCTGTATCAAAGAATGATTTGCTTTCTGTAAATCCAAACTCGTCTCCCACCTCTATTAGTGCGTTATCTTGAGCATCAACTTGATTTATAGTAGCACCTGAGTAATGCTCTGCTAACTTGCTACCAAACTGTGCTCTTTGTACCAGTAGATTAGTGCCATTGATTTCTCTAATCCTCATGACCTCAGAGTCAATTTGGATATATGTATTAGCAGATAATGATCCAGCAGATGAAACTGACACTAGAGTTTGTTTTGTAGTCAACTCAGCAGTGATGGTTGTTGCAGTGTCATCATTATAATCTTTGACTGCTTGTGGCACCACAGTATATCTTTGTGCTCTTGGTGCTCTGATAGCAGTAGAGTAATCGATTTGTACCTTCTTGATAATACCAGACTCGTCTGTTGGAACCTCTGTGTAGAAATATGTTTTCGCTACAAAATCCAGATCATATTGTATAAATCTTCTTGTAGAAAAATCACCCTCATACTCATCAACAAAAGATACGTTTGATAAAGTGAATGGTATATCTCTTTTCTCCTCTACACCCTCTAACATATTTACGGTGACATTATATGATGGTTGAAAGTGTGGTAATATTTGCTCTACTATTTGTAAGGCATCATCTTGTAATTTTGTTGCAAAACTAAGTCTAAATCCTATTTCATATGGTACAGGTAAAAATATTTTCTTATGTTTTGTTTTATCAGATCCTTTTCCTGTAAACTTTGTGATAGGTGATGATTTGCGACTTGGGTCATAAGCATATGAGGTAATTTCAAATGATATTCTTGGTAAATTTATAGCAACGTTATCATCAAAGTTTGCTTGCTGCTCAATTCTTGCAAGAAATCTTTGCATAGGACCATAAGCAACAGGCACTTTGATTTGACTGATTGCTTTACCATCAGCAGCAAATTTCTTTATTTTTATATTGTTGAATAGTGTACCGAAAGCAATAACTGTCTTTCTTATCGTCTCATTGTAAAAATAGTTTCCGAACATTATACTTCACCAAATGGATTTTTCTCTGTGAAATCTAAGATGCTTGTAGTAGAGAGATCTTGTATCTCATCACCAGTTTCGTAAGCATCATCATCACTATAGTCGATACTATCTAGGGTGTATACAGCAGTGCCATATCCGACATTGACAATATTCTCACCCACTGCAAAGTCTCCAGATAGATTTCTAGCAAGCAATGTATTGGTTGTAGTATCCCATTTAGTTACAAATGCAGTTGTAAGTGATGATTCGCCAGTTATTATCTGACCGTATTCAAATATACCACTTCCTATTGTGGATGCAGCACCAACAGTGATTGTTGGGGCAACGGTATATCCATAACCTGCGTTTGTCACGGTGATTGCACTTACCTGATTAGTTGTGGTATTGATAGTCGCTGTAGCGATACCTGTAAATCCACCTGCAGGTGCAGTGTCGAATGTTACAGTCGGGGGAGTAAAGTATCCTTGACCAATGAAGTTGAGTGTCACAGGACCTATAACACCATTAGTGCCAACTCCAGCTATCGCTGATGCTCCTGTGCCTTTACCATCCTCAGTTACAAATTGAACAGTTGGTACAAAGGTATAACCTGCACCAGGATTCGTGATCTGTATACTCTCGACTCTCAGTGACTTGAAGTTACGTGTTCCAGTGGTGGATGTGATTGCCACAGCAGTAGCACTGACTCCACCTACAGGTGGTTCAATGATTACCCTTGGAGCATTTGTATATCCAGTTCCACCATTTACAATATCAATCTTATGAATACCACCATCCACAAGACTTGCTGATGCTGTTGCTCTCGCACCTGCATCTCCTAGAATCATTGTTACATTGTAACCTTCATCATCAAAGTCATCGTCTATCTCACCAATACCAGTATCGATAACCTCGTCGCTGTACTCGAATGGTTCACAAGTGAGTTCATATGTATAGGTATTTCTAAGCATGTAGAAATTTTCAATATCATTTACATACTTGATTTCAAATATTATATCTCTTAGTGGGAAATACATAAGATCTCCCTCAAACGGTCTCTTCTGGTCTTGTGCTCTACCTGTAGGACCTACTGCTGCACTGGGAAATTTCCATAGTAAAGGTGCAATAGAGTTCTCATATCTGTCTGATGATATGATAATCTTCATCTCTGCTGTTGATCTTACACCAAACTTTGTTAGTAAATTATATCCAGCATCAAATCCTTCGTATGATGATATGTAACCTTCTATTGGAAATGATCTGTCAAACTTAGAACTTGTGATCTCACGCATCACACTGGCATCTTTCACAAGAACACGAGGCATGTAGATAAACTCAATGCCATGCATTCTGATCTGCTCATTAGACAGTTCTTGTAAGAGGGTTTGCTCCCCCTTACTACCTTGTAAAAAGAACGGGTTTAGTGCCATTATCCAATGAAGTCAAGTGGTGGTAATTCAAACTCAGTTGTCATCTTATCTTCTATTGCTTGCATTTCTGCTACACCATCATCATATATCTGCCTACCATTCAACTCTATACCACCTGGTAATTTCACACCTTGAAACTTGATAAGATTTTGACCCCATTGTTTTTTAAGTTTTGCAGTAAAGTATTTTTTGACCCACCTGTCATTATAGACTTTAGGATAGTCATTAGGATCTAATACCCTATAACACTCTATAATAAGATAATCATCTTCTTTCATACTACTATAGTCAGAGTCAATGTATAGTCTATTCTGTCTTCTGTTGAATCTAATTTGTTTATCAGGATGTAATATGAAATCTATGTCTTCAAGATATCTCTTTGTCTGTGTGTAACTCAATAGTTCCATAGAACTAAAGTAGTATATCTCATTCAAAAATAACTGATAGGTTATGTTGAACATGTTTGATGCTATCGCACGACTGTCAACCTTCCATACTTTCTCAATACCTATAACTGCATCTGGTATTTGAATAAAGTTTTGCGTCTCATCAAAATTGAAAGTGGTAGCACCTATACCTGTGATGTTTACACTTGAACTGGTGGTTGTTGTGATACCCAGTGATGTTTCATAACCTTCTGCACTGGTTGCTTGTATCGTATCAGTAAAATCTTTTGTTATCTTGTGCTTCAAATACATCTTCTCAACACCGTCCATATGACGATCTTGATAGAAAATTATAGTATCATCTAAAGCATCTTCGATCTGTTCTTCTGCAACATTAATTTCTAGAACGGGATAACCTAGTTGTCTCTTACCGTAGTCAATTAATTCTTGTCTAGTAGCTGGTTGTGCCATGTTCTTATTTATCGAGTGATTACAATATCAAAGTTGTCACCTGCAGTCAGACCTGAAGCAGGGTTGATGATCGTAACTGATGGACTACCTAACGTATAATCTGTACCAACCTCCATAAAGATACCATTGAGATATACTTGAGTGTTGTCAGATGTTGTGCTTGTATCAGTTGCAGTAAATTTTGTTTGCCCTTCGTTAGCAGTAAAAAAATCTTCAGCGTTCGCATTCATTATACAAACTTCATCTCCAGCTTTCGCTGCTGTAGAAAGAACAATTGGAGATCCAGCAGTGTAGTCGGTACCACGTCTTAGTAACACACCGTTTAGATAGCAGTGAAATTTATTTTGTGCAGCTTGTTCACCTGTGATTGTAAATGTGGTATCATTTTGTGATGCTGTGAACTGTCTTTCATCTACGGTGTATCCATAACCTACCTTGGTAACAACTCGTGTTCCTAGATCAAGACCATTATTGAATACAATTTGTTGAGTACCAGATAATTGATAGTCAAATGATGCACCTGCACCTACTCTTGCTCTGACACCATTGAAGAATACCTCAACTGGGTAGTTCTTTGTGCCATCATTATGTAAGTTTGGTAATGTAAATGTAGTCTGACCTGCTGTAGCAGTATAAGCGTTTTGAGATATGGTCGTTGCTGTTCCTGATCCACTTTCTGCAGTAACAAACGAGAGCGTACCAGCTCCATCAGTAGCAAGCACCTGCCCATTACTCCCGTCATCAGCAATAAGAGGGAAGGTGTAACCACCAATGGTAGATAAACCAACAGTATTGATTTGGTTTATTTTTGCTACTTGTAAAGTTTTGGTTGATGGGTTGTAGTTATATGATGAGTCTACTCTTATAAATCTATTTCCACTAGATCCAGATACAAATGTAGGGAATCTTGTAGCGTTTGTAGTATCAGCAGAAACACCAACAGATGCAGCAGCACCAGCCGAGATTTCTCCTACAGAGATCCACTTTGTATCTGTACCATCAGATGATAATAATTGTCCGTTAGAACCAAATCCACCATCACCATCAAGCACCTGTGCTTCAAACTTTACATTGCCAGTAAAGGTTGTAACACCAGAAACGCTTACATTGTCTAAGTTTGTATGTCCATCTACATCAATATATCCAGATAAATCTAAGTTACCATTTAGATCTGTATTACCATCTACTTGTAAACTCTGTGCT